TTGATCGCTTCTACTTCTTCATTGCCCCATGTAGAAAATGCTAGTGGATATTTCATGTTAGTATTATACTAATTATTGATGAATTTTTCTAGCCTAAATCCTTTAGAATCAAAACTTTCTACATAATCAGAATTGTTTGAATGTCGTATAGTTCCCTGTCCCCATACCACATCATGATCGCTGTATGCAAATGCTTTCTTAATTGTTACGTCTATATATTGTCCATTACCAACCCCTAGCGTGAGAAAAGTTACATATCGTCCTTTGTCGCCACGAAACACCCTACCGTTTGCTATCATGCCTGCAAACTCTACTTTGTCCAGGTACAGTTCTTTCACGTACATGCCAGGCATGAATTCATTCTGACTCCACCAACCATACTTCCTGTATTGGAATTCTGGTGTGTCCCACTTGTCAGACTTGCTTGGTGTCACAACTTCTATACCAACACGTTTTGCTTCGGTTCTGTACACCCAACGCTTGTAAGAACCTTGGCAGTGCTTCAAGCAGGACTTCCAAAACTTCTCTGGGTTGTGTGCCTTTTGATATGCCAACGCCCATATCAGTCTGCCTAGGTTAACAGCATGAGCTCTGCATAATCCAAAGCCAGACAAGGATTGTAGCATTGTAATAATTTCGTCCTTACGTGGGTGGTCGCCCAGCCTAGTCATGAACTGCATTATCTTTTCTTCATTTTTTTTTGCAAACGCTCTGCGATACATATCTGCCTCATATTTGTCTATGCCCAGCACTTCTGATATTCTGTCTATGGCATCGTCCTCGTACACTATCGTGTCACTCATACGTTCCTTGCTCCAGTCATGAAACATGGTTGCCTTCTTACGTCCGGATACTGCGACCGGTCTTATCAATGCTGTGCCAAACACACAGTCCTTAACGCTTTTTGGTTTTATTGCTCTGAACAGTCTCCGCATCGCCGGACTCTCTGCCTGTGTCACTCCCAACACATCTCCTCTGCACAAAAGTTCCGAAGTAGCGGAGTCCTCTTCCGGATAGTCTGTCAGTTTCATTGTAGGATCTATTTCTATGAGTTGTGACAAACCACGATTGGCTAAAATATCCACCTTTAGGTGTTCCAGATCCTCCACTTCGTTTTTGTCTAGTAGTATTTGATTTTCCGCCGTGAACAGGCTTTTTGGTAGTTGTCTTTGAAACATTATTATTCCTCCGCAGTGTTTTGATATGCATCTCTTTTTGCCTTTCAATTTATTCTCAATCCTTTTGGCTTCTTTGGTATCGATGCCTAGTGAATCATATGTGAACCTGCGGGGTAGGTTACCCTTGGCACCCAAACGTTTGGCCGCTTCTCGCCTTGCTGACTTGTCCTTATAGAGCACGTAATTGGAAATTCTAGCACTGCGTCCGGGCCACTTCTTGAATATCCTCTGCATAACCTCTGCCTGTCTGTGATGGGGAAAGTCTATGTCCACATCAGGTAGGTCGTCCCTGTTAGGGTTGAGGAATCGTGCCACGGGTATATCCCACTCCACTGGATCCACATCTGTTATGCCCAATAGGTAACAGACCAATGACGAACCAGCCGAACCACGTGTCATGTGTGGTATGTCTCGGGTCATTGCTATAATGTCACATATTTGGATGAAGTAGTCTACGAAACGTAGTCGAAGGATGATTTGAGTTTCCTCGGCGAGCCTTTGCGTGTATTCTTCTGTGCCTGGACATTGCCTAATGAATCTATCGTACAGCCTTGTTATGTCGTTCAGTTCTTTGTCTTTCATTTGCCTATGCTTTTATATTTGCCTGTGTTGCCTTGAGCAAATATATTTATCTGTGTATATTATAGGAAATGTTTTTTTGGTTATTGTTCTTCGTCTGAGTGTAATTCGTTTAACAGTTGTCTCAGTTTGCCGCCTTCCACAGTGGCTTTGACCTTGCCAATTGTGTCACCTTTTGTTGGATCCGGCACATCTGGTCTTGCATCTTTTGGAGTGTCATTACCTGTGACTTTAGATGTTTTTTTAAGATTATCGTAAATTGTACTTCTTTGTTTGTCAAACTGTTTGTATTCCGGATCGTCCGCCAAGTCTCTGATACGCAAACTATCCACATCAAATTCTAAATCCACTTTTTGTCCTACACCAGAACTTGATCTAGTCTTCATGAACTGTATCTGATATCTGCCACGTTCTTTCATTGCTCTGCTTGTGAATATACCTATCACATTGTCTGCTGTCTGTATCTTGGATAGTCCACCTGAGATGTGAGAGTGATCAAATTCTATCTCTTCAACACTGGCTCTGTTCAACTGTGATGCAGTTGCTAACACACACTGTTTCTCAACAACCAAGTTTCTTAATTCCTCAGAAACATATTTGTCCTTAATAAACAAGTCTGCTGGTGATATCCTTTTGCTTTTAGGCATCATGAGATCTAAGTAGTCGATCAGTATACAGTCTATTTTCTTTTTGTTTTTAAGTTCTAGTTCTTTCAAATATGTTCTTACGTCTAACACGTTGCTACCACTAGGCAAGTATTTGATTTGTAGTGTACCCGACTTCTTAGCCAACATCTTCACTTTCATTTCTACATTGTCTATTTCTGGAAATACTTTTTTTGTTGGAATGTTTGTCATCATTGCATCCAACCTCATAGCAGTAAGTTGTTCACTCAATTCGAAAGATATGTAGCAAACGTTCAAACCAGCCTGTGCCCAGTTCACTGCAAGATTCTGCAAGAACAAACTCTTACCTGCGCCTGATCCGCCTGCAAAGATGTTAAGTTCTCCTCGGTTAAATCCACCAAATAGTTTCTTGTCTAAGTTAGCCCAGCCAGTGCTGATCTGTCCGTTGTTTGCCTTGAGTGCCTCTAGTCTTCCCTTTGGATCCTCAAAGTAGTCTGTACCAAGATCACGTGTCAGTCCCACGTTGACTGCGTCTTTGACCATGTCCTCAACAGGAGCATAGTCGCCCTTCTCCAGCAAGTCCGCTGATTGAAGTATCGCATGTTCTAGTGCCTTGTGTCTCGAAAAAGTTTCAAATTCATCTAACAGCCAATTGAAGTGGCTCGGATCTAAGTCTTTTGCTGATTTTAATTTGATATCGTGTTTTGCATTTACCTGTTCTACATCCGGCATGACTTTGTACTCGTCCATGTAGTCTTTTACAAACTTTGCAATAGGTTGTAGTTTACGATCAAACGATTCAGGTTTGAATATATTCTGTGCTCTTGCAAACGACTCTGCGTCTGCTAATAGCATTTCTATATAAAGTTTCTGTACATCAAATGTGTATTCAGCCATACATCTTTCTCTTTAAATCTATTTTCAGTTTGCTTCTTTCTGTTGTCTTCAATATTGATTGTATAGTAAACAGCCTACCATATTTTAACACAGCATCCGCCACATCGCCAACCGTTTTGTCCCATTCTGGAAAAGCAACGCTCCATCCAAATTCTATTGCTTGGTTAATCAGTTTCTCTCCTGGAGCATCTCTATCTGGCACAACAATTACTTGTCTACCCAACGCATCTATCAACTCTCTTTGTGTTTCATTTATCTCTGATCCTAGTATGCTTACACCAGAAACGGTTATCGCATCAAATGGACCTTCTGTGACTATGACAAACTTCCTTGTCCAATCTTGTGCGTCCATGTTGAATACATATCCTGGTTGTACGTCTGTGTAGTATTTCACTTTGTCGGATTGCTCAAACATTCTACCTGTAAAGCCAACAACGTCACCACGCCAATAAAATGGAATCAATAGTCTTTTATCAACGTCCCAGTGCTTGTTAGATGAGTACATGAAGTCATACCAGTCTGCACCTATACCTCTTCCTGCTAGATAGTTTAGTAGATTATCAATTTTATTCTGTTGTTCTGTTGTCATTGTTCCTACTGTGTACTCTTCCAACCATTCGCCAAGTGACCTTGTGTGTCTCGGCAATTCTTTTTTCTTGAATGTTACAAATTTTTTCTTTTGGTATTTGACATCACCTTCTTCTTCACGCATTGCCTCTATTGCTAATTTACGTATTGTGTCATCGGGTATTCCAATATATCCCATGAACTGTCTCATCTTGTAGGTCAGTTTACGTCCAATCACATAACTTGCTTTGAATCCGCAGTTGAAACAGTGATAACTTACTGTGCCATCAGCACTTGTCATTAGGCCACCACGTTTCTTTTTGTCTGCTGTTTCACCGTTGTGTACACAACACGGTGCGTTGAAACTTATCCAACCACTTGGAGTTTTTTTCCTACCCGCAGGCAGACTAGTCAGAATTGTATTCTGTATCAGGTTCATATCCTACTATTTTACTGTCTATAAAGGATTTTGTCAATCTTTCCAGTGTTGTCTGGATCATTGTCCCAACTGAATCTTACAGAATGGTAAACACCTGTGAAATTTAATGTGCTTGGTGTAGAGGCACTTGATAGGGTTGTTTCGGTAATTTTAAAGAAGTCTGCATCCTGCGGACTTGATGCCATTGTTCCTTGCACAATCAATTTACCAGAAAAACTCTGTGGATAGATAGCAATGGTGTGTAAGGCATCGTTATTGTTGATTCCTGGTCTACCATCTATTGCACTTGAAGTTTTTGATAAAGGACCTCCAATACCTGTGAAACTTGATATTTCTGTACTTGCAACAAACTCAGGATATGCTCCGTCTAAAATCTCTATGGTACCTGCAGATGCGTAACCTGTATCTGCATAAGTGACTTCTCTGCTACCATCTGATTTTACTTCACGCACTGCAAAGTTGTAAAATTTTGCATGTAGTGGTAATAAGTCGCCTTCTGTGATCGTGCAACTAGCATCACCCTTTGTGCTCACAGTAGATCCATCATCTAAAACAGTGAGTGTTTTGGTGATTACGGCTTTTTTGGACTCCGTATCGATCATATTAAATTCATATGTTTTAGATGTGATATCTTGGGCCTTTTGATCCTCGTTTTTAAACGTGAATGTAAGGGGGTTATTCACCCCTCTGTGTATGGTCAATCGTCTATCGTACACTTCTGAGTTCCTTCCATGATAACCATTTACGTAGGCAATTACCAACTGTGATAGTAAATACCTTGATACTGTTTGCATAATACATATTTAACAGTATTTATAGATAGAGCATGAACGAGATTTTTAACACTTTGAGGGACAAGTTCCCATTTTTGAGCCTTATAAGAAAGGGTGATCTTGAGTTTGTGGGTATTGTGCAAAACGAGGACGCAGATGTGATCAGTTTCTATGATTATGGCAGACTAATGATGCCTCAGGATAAGATGCGATATTTAAAATGTGGTGAAACATGGTGGCACGAGTCCAACAGAAAATTGCCAATCAACATTTTCTTAAAAGGTGAGTTCAAATATTTTCGACACACTCTAGTAACTTTAAACTCTAAAAATATTGAAATAGTACATGGGCCTACTGTGAAACTCTCTGAAATTTCTAAAAAGAGGGTGAAAAGGCGAACAATACAGTTAGTTAGACGTCCGGTCTAATCTTTTTTCTTTTCAGGAAGTATAGCACCAGTTGTAAGATAGTGTTGTGTTAAGGGACTATCTGGCTGATAACCATATGGATCCTTTTTAGAAGAGGTAGATTTTTTAGTGCGTCTTTTTGTGATTTTTTTCTTAGTCTTTTGATAGTGCATCAAAACTATATTTATCACGCATCATTAAATTCATCTGTACGACAATGGCCTGTGCGTATGCAACTGCGTGTGATTTTTTGAAAAAGTATGATCCATCAGTTGGACGTACCCACACCTCTGCCATTATATCTTTCCAGTCCTTGTGCATTAGATGTCTTTTAGCAGGTCTAATTATTGCCAATACAGCCGCAAGTTGTTCAATAGTTTTAGGTTCTAAAGTAGATACAATTCTAAAATGGCCATTCAGATGAAATAGTTTTTCGACTATTTTTGGATCCTTTAACATATCCCAGTCCGGTTCCTGTATCATTAGTTCAACTAGTTCTTGTTCCGATTTCACTTCTTTGTATATGTTGACATTCAGCATGTCTATCTTGAAGTAACCTCTGTCTTCTGCTTTCTTGTAGTCCAGTGAACTATGACCCGTCACTGGATGTTCTGGAACAGCATGAAAGTATACTCCAGTCTTGTGTTTTTCATTTTTGTCTTCTCTTACTATTGTGGCTGGCGTGTGTTTAAAAAGTTTTAAAACACCGTCTCTGTCATAGAAGTCTATGTCTACATCAGGCATTAGTGTACACTCCCTTTGTTCTTTTCATTATATTTTATAAATTTTTCTTTGCTTCCTGGATCCAATACATCAATCACATCCAATAGTTTTCTGTAACCTTCTGTGTTTAGGTAATCTTTATTCATGTCAGGCACTATCACTCTCCCTATCGATCCATCTTCTTTGATCACCACAGCACAATCGCCTTCTTCAAATTTAATGTCATCACTTATTTCTAAATCTATCTTAGACAATCTTGGCCTCTTTTGCTGTGTCCTGTACAAGCATGTGATCAGCAGGATAACTTTTAATTTTGCTTGGCCAAAAACTTGGGTTTATAAATCTTTCTATCATTTGTAATTGTTCGTCGTTAAATGATTTTAACATCCTTTTGCCTGCGTTGCAACCTAGCAACAACCACGGACTTATCTTTCCCTGCTGTATGTGTTGAACTGCCCTGTTGGTGTTAACAAGTCTGAAGTAATCTGACCATTGTGCATTTTGTTCTGTTGCCCAATCCATCATTGTGGCTATGCTTCTTTGCAGTGCCGCCTCAACAGGTTCAGTCTTGACTGCCTCTATAAGATAGGTTTCATACAGATCATCTCTTGCCCAATGATCCAGTTTTATTTTTGACCGTAGAACAAATTCAATATATTTTTCTGGGTACAAAGGATTGATATGCATGATGTATCTTCCAAACTTGACAAAAGCATTGTAGTATGCACTTTTTACAAATTCGTCATAAGTCTTTGGTTTTGAATTGTGTTGATGTATCTGATAGAACCGTTGGAACACCATAAAAGCATTTACTACCCATTTCTCATCTCTTTGCAGATATCTACGTTTAGGTTCACAGAGGTGTACTTGCAACGTTCTCTCTTTTGCAAAAGTTTTGCCACAGTATGTACATTTATTTGTCGATGCCATGTGCTTCGAATAACTCCTCTAGTTCTTTGTCTGTAATAACTTTATCCAATGTTTCTAGATCAGATTCTTTCCATGTAGGATAAATCTGTTGCAATTTTTTTAAAGTTTTGTTAGGTACCCTTTTCATGGGTTTGATCCATGGATGAAACTGTTGTTGTAATGTGCCACACATTGCCGTCAGTATCCATAATAATTTTTTATGTTTTGAACCTAGCGAGAAGCAGTGTTTGTTTACACATTCATTGACCATTTCCACATAGTGTTCTACAAAGAAAGGGTCCTTTGATGAACAACTTGCCACATATCTCATCAGCATGTATGGAGAATATAATGATTTTTCCTTATCATCTATACGGTCAAAGTAGTCTTTGTTTCTGAAGTCAACGGCTTTCAGTCCATTCCTTAAATCAAAAAATTTTCTATTTTTTTCTGCCGGCATATTTTAATCCAAACATTGTGCAGTCTTTTGCTGTAACAAATGTTAATTTTATTTTACTATTCATGTGTTGTAAACCCGAAAGTTTATCATTAAGTTTTGCTTTAGATAGCCAATCAAAAAAATTCATTGCCCATTTGCCATCATCCATCCAGACGGCTATCTTATCCTTGGTAACCATTAATGGCGCATCTATTTTAATTGTTCTTCTACCAGACCGAGCCATAGTCCACCTGTTCGCACTGTCTTGAAATATCCTTAACAAAATATGCACATATTGGTTTTGGGCCATTAGTCAAAGGCACCGCCAACAACTGACCAGATTTGGTTTTTGGAAAGTACCATTTTACTTCGGTGTAGATATCTACAACGTCAATAGGCAAAAAATCTGGTTTAGCACTTGATAACGGATTGAAAGTAAATGCATCGAACCCTCTGTCGTTTAGACTAGTTATAGGTAGCACATGCATTTCAGATTGGCCTGCCTCTCCAATTAACATTTTCCAATCTAAGGGCATTTTAATTCTCTTTTCGCCTATCTGTAAAACTGCCGCAGGTGCATTGAAACTTTCTAGAAATATAAGCGGTATATAAAAGAAATCTGGATTCTCAGGATCTGAGTTATCTAAAACTGCGAATCGCATTTTTTCATCAACCCATTCCGGAATTTTTTCTAATCTATATGTTCTATCTTCTAATGTAAGGATTTGCATAATTTATCTTTTCTATATTATACGGGTAATTGGCCTCTTTGTAAAACTTTTTCCTTGCCCCCAGGTGTCTTTTTGCAAATTTACAAGAACTGGTAATATCCCATATTTGTACACTGTCCTTGTCCTCAGCCTTTCTTATACCTCGTCCTATGCTCTGTATTACTCGCACAAATGATTTGCCTGGTTCTATGAGAACAAGATTAAAAATCCTAGGAATGTTAATGCCAACAGCGGCAACTCCATATGTGGCAATAATAACTTTATTTGTTGCAGTAGATATTTCATCGTATTGTTCCTTTCTATCCATATTTTTAGTTGATCCTGATACAAACACAGAATCTTTAATTTTCTTTTCAAGCATCTCACCTGCGGATATTCGGTCCACAAGTATCAATGTGTTACCAGATGTTGCAATATCTGTAATTGTGTTTGCCACCCAAGACATTCTTGTGTCGTCTGTTGTCAACCATTTTAATTCTTCTGCATATGTTTTAAACTGTGGATGGTCTTGTGTCTGCAGAACGTTGACATGACAGTTTGCCAATACACCCTTATCTTGTAGTTCGCTTGCCTGTATCCTATTTGACACTTCTCCTATACTGCATTTCAAACCCATAAATTCGTAGTCAGCCTTTGGTACTGTGCCAGTCAGTCCCCAACGTATCCCACAATGTGCAAAAGGCCCTGTCAATAATCTTTTCAACACATCTGCTTTTGCCATGTGTACCTCGTCTATTATTACTGTGTTGATTCCTTGTATTGCTTCCAAGAATTCAGTTGTGTGTTCGTCTTTACTTTTCTTTTCTAGAACATTAAGTGATTGCCATGTTGCTATTGTGTTGAACCTACCCAATTCTTTCCTGTCACCGTAGTACACACCAACATCAAGATTACAAGCAAGGAAGTCTTCTTCAGTTTGTGTAACAAGACTTTTGTTTGGAACTATTGTAAGTGTACGACCATATGGTTCGACCAGTTGGCACAGTGCCGCTGTAATAATGGTCTTACCTGCGCCAGTGGCGATCTCTTGTATGCTTTGTGGATGTTCAATAAATTTGTTTATTGTTTCCACTTGATAATCTCGTAATTGTATTGGCTGTCCTGCCGCGGGATGATTATCTGGCCATGTTATGTGTGACAGATAGTTTTTGTCCACTGCTTTGAATTCATACTCGTGTTTCTCTCTTTGGTCTACTACGTCTATATAGACACCACCCTCATCTAGTATTGGAATAATTTGGTCCACCAAATTAAGATATGTTGTGCCTCCTAATCCAAAGAAAGATACTTTGCCGTCCCATCTGCCTAACTTCACAGCAGGCAAATGTCTTGCATATGGTATTTCGTATTTGAATTTGTTTGATAATCTTTTACGCCATTCGAGAGATAAGTTCTCAAACTTCACATTTACTTCGTCCTTGATTACTAGTTTACAACTGCTCATTATATTTGTACTATCACTTGATCATGCCAATCATAACTGCTCGGCTGATGATCACTATAATACAACTTTTTTGGAAGATTTTCAAGAAGTCTTTTTAGGTTGTCTGTACCTGTGGCATAATAACCACCGCCCAATGCTATCAATGCCGCTTTAGGTTTGATATTACTTTTGATTAATGCTCGTGGTATTCTGTTTCTCACAAAAAGTATTTTGGTATTTTTATCTATAAATTTAAATTGTTTGCTCATTTGATGTAGTTCAAACATGTTTTCAAAGTACTGTCTTGACTTTTGACTGTCAATCAGGTAAGTCCTTTCATTGTGCCTGTCTACATCCTTTCGGTAAATTGGTTCTTTTAAATCAAATCCCCACGAACATTGGTTGAGTATGTCTATTCCATTTCTTTTGAAAACATTAAGCCAATCCCAAAACTCCTCAACTTCTTTTTCTTCTTGCATTTCGCTATGGCATGGCATCAATAATGGAAAGGCATCTAGCTCTATTAGTGCTTGTAGCACAGTTTCTTTTTTGTAAGACTTTGAGTCAATCCATAGTTTATGATAATTGTTGTGTGCTATTTTTTTGGCCACATCGTTGTCTGCATTTACTGATAAATTTTTAGCACTGATTCCAAAGTTTTTTAAATGATCAACCTGTTGTAATACAGGCAATTTTCTAATATTACTCTCCCAATACTCTTTAAGACTTTCCGGTGCATTATCAATTACAATGTTGCCTAACAATAATCTTGCACTAGGTTTTTTGTGATGTTTAATCTCTTTATAAACCTTGTCATAGTCTTGTAGAATACTTTTGTCTAAAAATTCAAAATCATATCTTGCGGCTATCAGTGTGCAATAATATGCAGTCACATCAGAATGTATCAATGTCCATTTTTTGCTATCTCCGTCATACATTGCATATCCATTTGGCATTTGTTTCTTATCTTTCAGAGTACGTATTAGTTGAATTATTTTTTTATTGTATGGAAACTTCATTATGATGTGCTTTACACCCGAATCGTTCGTCCAGGTATCGATCGCTTTTTCAAAATTTATTATCCTAAAGTCGTCGTCATACTTTGGATTATTCAACAGGTCACTGATATCGAGCCCGTGTTTTTGGAATTTTGTAAGGTATCTTTTCAATACCACCAATGCAAGTCGTGCCTGTTTTTCAGTCCATGCGTATTGAGATTCCGCAAGGGATATTACTGTTGATCTGTCCTTTGGATGTGGATTTATCCTAGGCACATTGGGATCACCCCAAAAAAAGTCGTTATATGCTAGTATTTTGAGTGCTTCGTTAATGGTTTTGGGCAAATCTGTGTGCATTTTTTCCATAGTTTTTTAGATAATTATTAGTATATTATAGCATATTTGGTAATATAGTCAACCATGAAAAAGTTTAAAAACAAAAGCGTTAATGTGAGAAAACAACTTAAGGTTAAGTTGGAGAACACTCTGACTAGACATAAAAATATAGTTGGCTTTAGACCTACGGAGCAACAGGCTTACAATTGGTTTAGGTATCTTAACAAGACATTGTTTAATAGTAGATTACCAAGAGTGGAGATTTTTATTCGAAAACTACACAAGGATTGGGGAAGATGTGTTGCTGATTGGGACAACAGAAAGTGTAGAAAAGGCACATTCGACCAAAGGATTATTCCATACAATAAAACTGATGTCTATCATTACATAGAGTTACATTGTAAATTTCCTACATGGAAGGATTTTATTGAAACACTTGCACACGAAATGGTGCATCTGTATCAGATGTCTTGGTTGAGAGATCCATATTCAAATCACAATGCTAACTTTTTTGCCTGGAAAGGCAAATTCAAACTTGCAGGTTTGAACCTATCTAGGTGCTAATTATTTTTTCAAACTCCGCATAAGTTATAACTTTACTATTGCCAAGGTCAGTTCCTGTTTGGAAATAATTCATGTATTCTGGTGGATTGTCATGCACCACTGTATAGTTTACATAAGGTCTCATCTTCAGCATGTCTCTAAACTGTTTTAACCAACCATCGTATATTGTGTCGGCATTTCGTGGACCATAATTTGTTGTGTCTTGATAAATGTTGTTTAATTTTCCTTTGCCATAATCTCTAAAATCAAAGCCAAGCAAATATATATTTTTGTGTCCATGCACCCCAGCAGTCCAAAATGCGACGTTTCCTGATATCCAATGCGGATTGTTTGGAATTAAATGTAACAAGGGTGGGCCTCCCCTAGGATGTCTGTTTACTTCTAGCGACGGTGCGTAGTGTATGCACATGTCATAAACTTTGTCGGAGACCATTTTGTGTGTCATTCTTCCGTCAACACTGAAAATAAAATCTGGAATGAAGTCACGATACAAGGCGTTACATCCGTAAGTTTGTCCAGTGCTTTTAAGTTTGTTTAGGTCAAAGTCTTTTCTAGATGGTCCGTTTCCTATGCAATAGGCATTACCTTCTGGCACCGCTTTTACTCTATCCTCATAGAAAGCAGTTTCCTGTATCTTTTCACCTTTACGTATTATTAGGTTAGTGTTGACAGTTTCCCCTTCGTACGGTTTCCATTCAATTTCTGTTATTGTATTCATAGATATTTTTTTAATCTGTTTCTAATTCTACTCCATGGTAATCCTTTTTCTATCTCATCTTGGAACCATTCAGTGTATGATAACTTGTTTGCCCACTCTTGTCTATCTGGCATTTTAGGATTATTGATCTGCGTAAGAGAATGATTACCAACATCATAGCATAGGCTGTCTTCGGATACAAACACAGGTATGCCGTTTATCACAGCCTCCATTGCAGGATTAGAACTATGATTTACTACTGCCCAAGCGTTTTTCAGTGTATCTTTAAAGTTTGTATCGTCTATTGTATTCCTATCCATTATAGGACGAGCCATACTTACATTTTTATACTTTGTCAGATCAAAACCAACAGGATTTCTAGGATGAGGTCTAACCTGTATTGGTCTTGTTGTGTGTTTTCTAATTTCATTTATTTGCTGTTCAAACCAAACGTTCATGCTAGGCATACCGTTCCATTGTTCAGAGGCATCGTGTTGTCCTAATATGATTATGTTGTCGCCTGTCTGTTTCCATGGTTGCAGAGTATAATTGAACAGCGGCCATCTTACGTTGTCCACATCTTGATTGGCAAAATCCGCTTTCCTGTTTACTCCGTTAATTGCAATCTTAAAACTTTTGTTTCTTCTCAGTCCGCCCACTTCTAGTACTATCACTGGCTTATTTGCTTGTCTGTATCTTTCCCAAATCTTTTTGTAGTTTCGCATTCTGCCTTGCCAGAGCACACTCCATATCACTGCCACATCAGCATCACTTGATGCATTAAGTATGACGTCGTCACCTGCATCTTGTAGACTTGTGATGAATGCTTTAAATATTGCCTTTGAATTCAACGGTCCGTGCTGTGTCCAAACTTCTACCTTCATTTTAACGAGGGTGGCACTTTCTTCCAATAGTCAACTGCAAAAATATCTGCAGGAGCATTTGGATTGGCTTTAAGATCGTTTTTAGCAGATGTGCCTATTTTTTTTCTTTTGCCTTTCATGTGATCCATGTATAGGCCCAATTCACTGTTCACAAAAACGTGATGTCCCCTAACCCCTTTCCAGTATCCTATGTCATTTACTGTTACACTTTTTTCTTTTCTGTATATTTTTGACAGGTGCCAAAACACAAAACTGTCATGCCATTCAAGTAACTTGAATACGTTATCAGTGACATAAAGTTGTTCCCAATCATTTATAAAGTTTTGTATTTCAGGATGTTTCATGTTGTATCCTACGAATCCACACTCAGGATATTTTCCTCCATCATTTAGGTTGGGATTTTCCCTTCCGAGGTATGTCAACATGGTATCTTCTGGAAGTAGCCCTTCAAAAAAACTTAACGGTATTGGTCTAAATGAAAATGTGTCTCCGTCTATCCAAACAACGTAGTCATATTCTTTTGAATTACGAACGCCATTAACAACACAAAATACTTTGTTTGCAAATCGTACTGCCGCCCAAAGGTATGATCCTTTAGTTGCATCTTTGCCGCCTTTTGTTTTGAGTGCCGCTGGACGTCTCACACCCCCTTCTATCTCGTTAAGTTCGCCGTTTGCAACAGGATCGTTTTTATGTTTATTTTTGAATTTGAATAATTCAGGTTCAGCAGTATTAAGATCTATCCATTGTATCCTGTCATATTTGCATTCAGGTTTTGGTTCCTCTGCATATACCACTATATCGACTTCTTTTGGGAATTGCTCTGCCATCGATTCTATCCCTTTTTTGCCGTACTGTTCCCAAGTGCCAGGTTTATATGATGTGATAACTTTTATCTTCATGGTCAAATATTTACTTTACCTTGTCATGTTGTATTTTTTAATCCAGTCACTAACAATCCATGCAGGTATCAGTGCCTTGCCTGCTTTCTGACTGGCTTTGTAAACATTAAGTTTAGATGCTGTGCCTGTGCGTTCTTTATAAAAATTGTTTAGTTTTGAACTGGTGCTTTTTGTAAGCCAATGTCCAACCGGCACTGTCCATCCTGTTTTAACTTTGGTTAAAATTTCTTTAGGCAAAATTCCTGCATACGCCTGTTTAATTAGAATTTTTGTATCATTTTTATCTGCACCCATTTTTTTATCTGTGTGTATACTCATACAGTATCTCATAAAAGTTTTAGTTGCTAACGGAAAACGTCCTTCCATACTATAAGCCATCCCGTATTTGTCATTTCTATTAAACATTTCTTCTGGTACCTGAGCAACACAGTCAAGAGCCATGTACGAGCCAATTGGATCGTTTGGGTTCCATAATTGTCCTGTGTAACATTTTTTAAATTCTTTCAATAGGATGTCATCGCTCACAGGATTATCTGTAAGCATCAATGGACGTTTGATCCTGCGTAACCAAAGTTTAAGCACGTCGTCCCAACTTTCTATTTTTGTTTTTCCTATCTGTTTTTCCAACCATTCGGGATTTTTCATTTTCCAGTATTTTGGATATCCTGCTAGGATTTCATCGCCCATGTCTCCAGCGAGTGTAACAATTATTCCATTATTTGATAGGAACTTGTTTGTGTAACAGTACATAGACATGCTTGGATTGTACACAGGTTGCTCCATGTAGTATATGCTGTCATCCCAACAGTCTATAAATTCCTCTGGTGTTATTACAACTTCTGCATGGTTGAAATTATTTTGTTCGGCTAATATTTTTGCACAATTGGCGTCGCTGTTATAGTCCTCGTCTGCTTGAACATTTGGATTCATTCTATTTGTGAATGTATTTGCTTCACCTTTTATCTGCTTTAGTTCGTATGCAACTAGACTAGAATCCAATCCACCACTCAAGAATACGCCAATCTTTCTTCGCCCTATCGAACACATTTCTACTGTCTTGTGTGCCATTGTTCTAAATTCTTTCTGGTCAAAGTTTTTGGTGCTTGTTGGTGCAATATACACTCTATGTGTGTTTATTATTTTCTTGTTGGCCATGTCATACACTATTGTCTCACCTGCTAACAATTTTTTTATGCCTGTGAAAAAAGTATTACGCAAAGCATTGATGCCTGTCCTTGCCATGAAACTGACTGCCAGGTTATCCATTTTTCTACTCCCCGGCACTTTGTCCAGCATGCCTTTAAGTTCAGAACCAAATACCAATCCTTCATTAATCTCTGCATAGAATAATGGTTTAATACCAGCATGATCGCGAGATAGCCAAAGTTGTTGTTCGTCCTTGCGGTAGTAGGCAAAGCCATGCATGGAGTCTATCTCATCTATAAAGTCTAGTCCAAATTCGTCTAGTCCCCAGGCTAGCAATTCTGTATCACAGCCAGTGATGCCTGCAAATCCTTTACCGTTGTATTTTTGTTTAAGTTCGTAGTAGTTGAATATCTCACCGTTGTAAACAAGTGTGTTGCCTTTGGGTGTCTTCCATGGCTGTATAGACAGTTGTGGATTTGCCATAATGCTCAAAAGATTGTGTCCCAGAGTTAATTTATGATCTGGATCCCACCAAACCTTATTGCCGTCGGGCCCTCTGTGTTCACATGTCTTGATATACTGTTGCACAAATTCTGGATCGTGTTCGGTTATACCGTAAATGCCACACATTATAATCCCAACTTGTTTTTGAAACGCTTGAATACTACACCATCACGTATTTCTTTTTCAGTCCATTGTTTGTAACCTATGTCATGAACCCATTGTGTCCTATCTGGACGTTCGGGTGTTTCTATATTGTTTAAATCTTTATTTGCTACTGGCCAACAAAGTGCAAGATCTGAGGTAACAAAGGTAGGGATTCCACGAACGCAAGAGTCGATACTGGCAGTAGAATTGTGAGTAATAACAGCATGACAATTATTTAATGCATCTTGAAAATTGAATCTGTAGTACTTTTTCTCATCTCCTGCAAAAAACTTTTTTCCTATTTTAACATCTACATCTTCCGGAAATTCATTTAATCTTTCTTCTATGTGTGCAATGTGATTAGGATGTGGCCGCACAACAAACTTCCTATCAGTTATTGGCCTAATTTTCTCATACACATCGTTGAACCATTTTATAGGATCTAATTCGTTCATACTCCAGTTGTCTTTAGGTTGCAATACAAATAAAATTGGGTCATCTTGATTAGATTTTCTCCATGGCTCATATTTTATATTCCATATTTTTTTCATGTGTTCCCATCTGTCTGGAGGACTGTTGTCACTTAAAAAATTTCCGTTATTCATTGGAGAATAAAGTGATACACGCCAGTGATGGTTAGAATCTGTAATTGTGTTTCCAAAACTAGATAATATGCCGCCGTCAAATGTTATAATGTATATTCCTTTTTTCTTTGCACGTTCGACTAGATCTCGCCTACGCCCTTTTGTGTGATGCATTTGATTTGACCCACCATAGCCAAACATACAACCAATTTTTGCTGTTGGCTCCATTTCGTTTTTTTGCCATTGTCCGGTCATGGTTTCATTTACAATAATTGGGTTGTCACCACATGCACGTATCCCTTCGGCCATGTGTTGAAGCAGATCCCAACTGGCACCTCGTCTACGATCTTTTACTGTTCTTCTGAATATTTCAACGTCCATCTAGTATACTTAATGCATATCCGTTTCGGTACTCTTCCTGAGTGAATTGTCCATATGCTAGGCTGTTAAAGATAGGTTCTCTATCTCCATACATTGGGTTTTCAATTTTACTAAAATCTTTTTCACAAATTGGTGCACATGGATTTTCAAAATTACTGAAACAGGGCACGCCATTGTGCAACGCCTTAATGGTTATACTGCTGTTGAAAGTAACAACTGCATGAACCCGATCCCATTCAAATGGTTTTTGTGGTTGCTTGTTTTCACTTGGTCCCGGCATCATTTTTCCTTCAGCATCAAAAAAACTTTTAGGATTGTAAGGCTTTTCTCGCACAATTATTTCTCTGTCTGTGTTTTCTTTGAGTATTTTTAGTGTGTTGTCCAACCAATCAAGTGCATTAAAATGTAAAGACATACTGTGGCTAGGCGGAACAACTAAAATGTATTTGCCGTTTTTATGATAAGGTTTGAGTGCATCACCTTTGTAGTATTTCTTATACCGGTCATCTGGTCTGTACTCGTGTGTAGTTTTTACGTGTTCGTTTTTAACACATCTCATCCAGTATGGAGTTCCTCTGCTTTCTCCCCAGTAAGGTCTATCTATGTAATAAAAATCTTTATTATTTTGCTGAGCCCATTTATAAACAAGATTTGTACCTCGCAGTACTCCCATAAAACAAACTTTGTTACAGTCATTTGAATTAATAACTGTTTGATGATCGGAAATTTTTGCATTTGCCCCTCTGGCAAAAGCATCTATATATTTTTCAGTCCTGAGTCTGCCTGTGGTAATGCAATAAAACATACTTAATTTTACTATAACTTATTCCAAATGTCGAACTAAATCTGCTACGTCAACCTCAAAATCTATGAGATCATTTAGTCGTTTGACATTTTTTGGTTTGTTGCCGATGTGTGCGATAGGTACAGTCTTTGCAAGATACAGTTCATGATTTAGAGCCAACGTATTTGATAGCAAAGGATAAACTTTTTTATGTAGCATATTAGGATCCTGTATTTCTATCACCTTAGTATCTGCTTCACACCATAATAAATTTGTTAGTCCAGCACCATGAGGTGCAACCACATGACTTGCTTCTGCAAAACATTTTACCTGTTCTCTTATCGACATATCTTCTAATACAACTGTTTCCCAACCTTTCAATGCCATCAACATTTTTTCTGCATTCAATAATCTTCTAGTCGTTGCTTTTTTTCTTGATACATATATTTTTCTATTTTTGCAAGGTCCTATGCCTAAAACATTTTTCAATACACGTAGCCATGGTCCGAGTGCAGGAGTGATAACGCCGTCATCATGATTGCTTAGACTTGGCACTATTAGGTGTTGGAACTGCCATGTTTCATTATTCGGTACAACCATGTATTTCAGATCAGGAAAAAACTCCTTTGCTATTTTGTCAAAGTAAGGACTTGGATTAGAAAGTATAAAACAGTATTTCGTGAACAGAGTTGACCATCTTTTCTCAACCAATCTAAATTTTGACACAACATCTATCCATATGTGCCATGGGTTGTTTGCACTCTCTTTGTCAATGGGTAGCCATACATAGGTGTATGTTTCATTGAACCTCTTCGTAACCTCCGGCAATCTTACGTCAATCTTGTCGCCCCACTTATCCCATAGATTGTGTGTCTTGTTTGGTTTATGTTTACTTTTATGTGTTAGATTCCATATGTTGTGTGTGATAAGATGATTTTCATTCGTAACCAACAGAGGACATGAATGCACCTTGCAGTCGAAAAACTCTGCCATAAATGTTGGCAATGACTTGTATTCGGACTTGGCACTTGGATGGTAATTTACATGATAATCAAATCCGGAATCAATTGTAGTAAATCTGTTTGTAAAATACTGTAACTCGTCTATGTTTTTGACTGTTGGCATAAGGGTATAATTAGTATATAATTATCGCATGACTATTTCCGGAGTGTTTATAAACGGTTGTTCCTTTCTCACACCAAGACCTAAAGATGGTGTTGATACCCATACAGGTATTGAACTTGCCAAACTTTTAGAGACCAAAGTTACCAGCAGTATTGCCATGGGAGGAAGAGGAAACGACAGGATAAGTTTTACTACAAAACTTTGGTATGGTAAAAATAGCAAAGATACTTTTGCTGTCATAGGATGGTCAAGCACACATAGGCATGATTATCTTACCAATGATGGTTGGAAGAAAGGACGTTTTACCGGACTAGAGTCAACATGGAGATCTTGGAAGACTGCTGACAACTTAAAATTTATAGACAGGCAACTTGGTTGGGACATTGATCAGCAAGGTGAGATGCGTTACATAGATCATGTCATTGACTTGCAAAATTTTTTTAAGTTGCACAGAATACCTTACGTGATGTACAACAGCCTGCCTAACAAGTTAACAAACAAAAATAAAGATTTAATTGAAATGGCTTCATACATTGACAAACGTAGATTTTTTGAATTAGAATCAAGTCATTACGAATTCGTAATGGACAAAAAAGAAATTGTAAGTCCAAATGATCCTCATCCATCTACCGAAGGGCATGTTAAGTGGGCACAAAAGATAAAGGAGTTTATTGATGCTAACAATTTACGCACCAGCGAATAAAAATAGCAAAGCATGGGAAGTGTTTACTGGTGTGCAGAAATCTTGGCCAGAACAAGTACAAGTGCTAGACAATCAGCGTCAGAATAATCCGCAACCTAACGCAATGTTTTGGGGATTTGTAAACAATAATTTAGAAATGATTAAGAAATTAGAGTCAAGAAAACATAACTTTTGGTTTGCTGACACTCCTTATTTTGGTAGATTTGATAACAATAATCTAAAACCAGATAATCATTATTGGCGTCTATGCAAGAATCAAATACACGCAAAATTTATAAAAGATTGTAAAGCAGATAGATTTGAAAAATTTGGAATGCAAATAAAAGCACCAACGTTAAAAGGCTCACACATTTTAGTGTGTCCTAGTTCAACAGGGATTCACAATTATCTCGAGAACCCTAAATGGACTGAAGACACCATAGAAAGATTGAAAAGGGTCACAGACAGACCAATAAGACTCCGACACAAACCTAGGGGCAGGGGTACGTCAGGACCAAGCGAGGCAAAGGTACCCCTATCTGAAGACCTAAAAGACGCATGGGCCTGTGTGACTAGTTGTAGTATAAGTGCTGTTGAGGCCGTTTGTATGGGAGTTCCTGTTTTTTGCGATAAGAAAAGTTTTGCAGAACCTATGGGCAATTTGCATATTGAGGACATCGAAGATCCTTATTACGCAGGTCCGGAACCATGGTTGTATAGCCTTGCATACCAACAATTTACACCCGATGAACTTGGCAATGGGACAGCAGTCGAAATATTAATGGATAAGGGAATACTGTGAAAATAGAAAAAGTCAATAAATTTTGGGTGCCTAAAAATGATTTGCATTTTGAGGAATGGAAAGCAGGAAAATCATTTACACAAAACAAATGTTTACTTAAATTTATAGACTACTGTGAGAAAAAAAATAAAAAATTTAATCACGTTTTAGACATAGGCGCATGGGTAGGCACATGGAGCGTGGCAATGAACAAGTATTGTGGTAGAGTAGTGGCATTTGAACCAGACGCCTTACACTATGAATGTTTAGTAAAAAATGTGCCGGAAAATATAGAAACACATCAGTTGGCTGTGGGACAAGAGAAAAAAACAATTTCGTTATCTCAAGACAATTTTACTCAAAGTAAACGTGTGATAGGTGAAGGGTCTATACCAATGGTTACAGTTGATAGTCTTGAAATAGACGACATAGATCTTATTAAAATAGATGTTGAAGGATATGAAATGGAAGTGCTCAAGGGAGCAGTTGAAACTTTAAAAACGTGTCAGTACATCATGATAGAATTAAACAATAACACTAAAAAATATGGCAGTAGCAATAAACAAATTGAAAAATACTTGAGACAGGAAGGCTACAAAGTGCTTTTAGATCATTGGCCTGACAAAGTTTTCTACCGTCCATAAAACACATTAAATATTTCATATGAAAATCTTTATTACAGGCGTGGCCGGATTCTTAGGATCACATCTAGCAGATTTAATGATATCACAAGGACACACAGTTGCTGGTAATGATAACATGATAGGCGGATACACCGACAACGTGCCACAGGACGTAGAGTTCCATCAAGTGGATTGTTGTGATTTAGAAAATTTAACCAAAGCAATGCAAGGGTGTGATATTGTGTACCATACTGCCGCAACGGCATATGAAGGACTGTCTGTATTTTCTCCTGTGCTAGTAACGAGAAATATATTTGAAGCCTCAGTGACAACCATTACAGCCGCAATAAGGAACAAAGTAAAGCGTATTGTGTATTGTTCAAGCATGGCAAGGTACGGCCATCATGACGAAGTACCATACAAGGAGACTTACGAATGTCGTCCTCAAGATCCATATGGCATCGCAAAGAAGGCCGGAGAAGATGTACTTAGAAATTTATGTGAAACGCACGGAGTTGAGTATGTGATTGCTGTGCCACACAACATAGTTGGCCCGAGACAGAAGTATGATGATCCTTTTAGAAACGTTATGTCAATTATGCTAAACAGAATGTTACAAGGTAAGCAACCTATTATATACGGAGATGGAGAACAAAAAAGATGTTTTAGTTATATAGATGATTGTTTGTATTGTCTTAATGCACTTGCTTTCAACGACAACGTTGTCGGGGAAGTAATTAATATTGGCCCGGACGAAGAGCCAGTAACTATAAATGAATTGGCAGAAGCCTGTGCAAATGAAACCGGCGTAAATCTTAAGCCAATACATCATAAGGACAGACCCAAGGAAGTAAAACTCGCAACGTGTTCATCGGACAAAGCACGTGAGTTGTTGGATTACAAAACGTCAACAAATATGCGACAATCTGTCAAGAAAACTGCTGAATATATTAGAACTAGAGGCACAAAAAAATTCCAATATCATTTGCCTTTAGAAATTGTAAATGAACACACGCCAGAAACTTGGAAGAATAAATTGATATGATTTCTTTTTGTTGCCCGTCTAGAGGCAGACCCGAACTTGCAAAAAGATTAGTCGACACTGCCACTGCAAACCAAAAAGGTGATACAGAATTTTTATTCTATCTCAACGACGATGACGCAAGACTAGAAGAATATAAAGATTTATTAAATGAAAAATATTATACAATAGGACCAAATCAATCAACTTGTTACAGTTGGAATCTTATGTCCGAGAAAGCAACCAATGATATTGTCATGCTGATGGGCGATGATGTGCAAGTGCAAACACAGAACTGGGATCAGTTGATTGCAGATGAATTTGATAGATACGAGGATAAAATTCTTATGGTGGTGCCAAGTGATGGTAGAAGGAAAGGAAATAAAAATTCAGGAGATAAAACAAAACTTTGGCCTGACGAACCACTACCAGCGGCACACTTTGCTGTACATAAACATTGGACCAATACGTTAGGATATCTAGCACCTCCTTTTTTTTGGCATTGGCATGTAGACACTTATACACAAAAAGTTGCCCGGAAGTTAGGTCGATGCCTTTATTTGCCAACAGTAACATTCAAAGCAAAAAAAATTATTAATGACAACGCTGGCAAACAAATACGAAAAAATTTTAATATTAATTACAGAGATAATTTTGTTTGGACAAAGGTACGAGACAGACATCTGAATTCAGACGTAAATCTTCTAAAATCAAAAATGAATTAGCCGTGATAGAATGTGTACTTGTTCGGCTTCATGATAAACAAGTTGAAAGTAATTCTGTTTGATGCTTGATCGCTCTCGTACGAGTGCCAAGTTTTACCATTTTCACCACAAAATATGAAAGTACTGTTTGGCTTCCATTTTGCTTCTTTCACAAAACTTTCTGCTTTTTCTCGTGTGTACATTTTGGTACCAACATTTTTTTCTGGTGTAACATAAGTTACAGCACTCCAAATTTTGTCTCCCGTTTCTTGATGGATATGAAATTTATAAGGTAATGGAGGAGTGATTGATATGTGTGCATTCACTCCAAGTTTACTGAACCATCTGTGCCTAGGATTTATTTTCATGCATAAATCTTTGGCCTTAGGTAAAATTGTTTTTGCTATATCTTCTACTTCGTTGTAAAGATTTATGTTAAATTTGTCAAAGTCTTTTGGATATACATGAAAAGGAACAGGGCCATCGTACGATGTATTTTTTTTATCGCCTGTGCGAAAGCCATCAAAATCTAATAGATGATGACAACTTTCATTAAATTTTGCAAAAAAATCTTCTGGAAAAGAATCCTCTATCTCTTGATACGGCCATGGTTCCATACCAGTATCTGTTGATAAACATTTGTTTACAAAGTGTTCACCGATCATTGTAAACTTCCTATTCTATCAATTGTATTTTTTTGTTCTGCCTGTAGTCTTGCTTCCATGGCACCTGTCCATTTACCATTGAACTTGGCCCTTGAACACGTGTTACATATCAAGTTTTTCTTTGCTTCGGAATATTTTTTATCGTAAATTAATTTATGTTCTTTTTGCATAATTTTCCATGCTCCCTCGATTCCAATTTCAAAAATGTTTCCGTAGTTTGTCTTTCCTTCCGCATCGTCACAACATAAAACCGCTTGTCCATTTACCAACACTTCCATTTTTCTGAGTATACGCCCCGATCCCATTGCACATCCTTGCATGTAGTTGTTTGCGTCAATTACAGCGTTATAGGGTTTGGTCCAGTCGCCGTCACCATCTCCCATTCTGTTTTCAACCCAATTTCTTTTTGACTTAACTCTACCCAGTATAGCATTTTGATATTCACCAATAGTCGAAACGCTGGCAACGGATGATTGATTTTTATGTTTGACACCAATTGCAATTCTTTTAGACAGTTCAGGGTAGTTTTCTTTTACAAAATGTAAACTTTTAAGTGTTTTGTCTTTTTTGATCTTCATGAACTCCCATAGTTCTTCTGCGGTGTGTCCGATCACACTCATATGAACGTTGCCTATTAGATGTATATATTTGTTTAAAATCTCGCACTGTTTTGGAGTAAACGAGACACCATTGGTACAAAGACCAACTTTAATTTTATAATGATCGCACAGTTCCATTATATATTCTAGATTAGGTTGCACCAATGGGTCACTATATCTCCATGGGCTCACAGCACAGGTGTAATCCTTTACCTTATACTTTTTGATAAGTGATCCATAATCGTGCAACAGCGTACCCAATTGTTCTTTGGTCATAAGTTTGCCGTGATATGTTTTATCTTGACTCAATGTTGTGTATGGACAACAATAGCATTTTGCGTTACACAAATTTATTGGTTCAAATGCTATTGATGTGGGTAATGGAATCTCTGTGTAGTTCATATTTTTCTTTTTTGATTTGATCGAAAACTGTGTCTATGTCTTCTTCGAAAGATATATTTAAGTTTATACGTTTTGTGTCGTTGTTGAATACCGCGTGATATGTTTGTGTGTTGAGAAGAACAGGTGCAGTAGTCTCTCCTTTCTCAAACTTACATGGTGCGTAATTGTCTGACAATGGATATATCAATGCTGTCTTCCTTTTACCGCCATCGGTGTGCCAGTCTTGTATGGCATTGGGACGGATCATTAGCAGATAGCAACTTCTTCCATTAAATTTCATTTTTAAATCAAAGTAATGCAAAACGCTTGGTTTACCTGTCAAAGTAGATGTATGCACTGTCCAATCCTCATCCTTTAAATTAGTTGCAATATGTAAAAGTTTTTGTTTTGTTTCCTCTGGCAAAAACTCCTCAAGTTCATAGTGTGTAATATTATTAGGCATCTTTTACCATTATATAATCTTGATTAAAAACTTTGTCTATGGCTTTAAACTTATAACCCCATGACTCCAGAAGGTCTTGTGCGAATCTATTACCTCTATTTTGTTCTATCACAACAACCGGACCATACTTTTTTATAGTTTTTTCTGACCCTTTTAGTGCTTTTAATTCGTAGCCTTCGATGTCGTACTTGATAAATGTAACATTTGTAAAATTAAATGAGTCTATGGTTTGAATAGGGACAGCAACATTACCACTATCTTTAATCCTACCTACTTTATTACTTGTTGTAAATGCTGTGCCTTTTTCTGCACCTATACCGCAAACATGATAAGTGAACTTGCTCATGTCTATAACATTTTTTTTAAACATTTTTTTCTTATCTCTAAAATCAAAACAATGTATGTGTGTGAAATAGTTTTCCATTTCTCGTGCGAAGCCTCCTTCTCGGCAACCAACATCTATACCTATTCCGTTTTGCTTTATGTAAGGTTTAGCCAATTGGAATGTGTGACTCCATCCTTCAATTTTTTGTGGTATTTGTTCTGCTGATCCTAAAATATCAATTGTTCTTTTTTGCATATTCTGTAAGCCATTTCTCCAGAGCCGGACCATCTAGTGGTTCTGGTGTAAGCCATTCCTGTACACCGTGAGTTGTTGCCCACTTGCCACTTGGCATCTGCCATGCATTGTGTTTAGGTTCTTCTATGTGCCTACCAACCATGTATCTTCTTGTGCCAGGCCCATATGGTTTTATTTCAGATTGCACTACGATTAAACCCAATTTCTCGATCCACTCGAGCATTCTTTGTTTATGTCTTGCCATAACTGTACTTATTTGGATTTAAATTTCTCTATCAAGGACCTAAATTTTCCTTGTGTGATGTCTAGTTGTACAAAAGGTCTTCTTATATATTTTTTCTTGCTTTCTTGGATAGATATATCCTTGCTTTGTGTTATTATTACAGCATTTGGATAGTATGCAAATTTTTTGCCTGCTATTACAATGTGAGGTGGTTTTGTTCTATCATTGCGTTCCTTAAAACACCAAATAGCAATAACGTCTCTTTTTACGTCTATGTCTTCTATGTTGTCTTTGAATTCAAATCCTATTTTGTATTTTTCATCAAAATCTTGCCAAAGTTTATGATTAAGATTGTTTTGATTCTCGTAAAGGCGATCGTATTCTTGTTCGGGAATTAGATTGATTGCATGGATGTGTTCGACAGGGTCTGAGTGGATGTGTTTTGATTGTAATTTTCGCCAGTCCATTATGCACTGAACAGGTTAATAAGTTCTTTTTTCCAGTCATCGGAATACTCGCAATCCCTGTATCCATCAAACCAAGGTCCGCCCTCTGTGTAGTGTAATATTTTAGGTACACCATCTTTTGGTTCCTTATACCATCCAACTAGCCAGTTGTATTCGTGTGGCAGTGATCCAATTTCCGAATCTTCTAACCAACTAAATCTATGTAGGAATTTTGGAGTCTGTTTGTTCAAAAACTCGGGTGTCAACATTTTATTCTTTTCATGTCCACAATTCCAAAGCACCATGCTGGACCAGTTCTTCCTTGGATACGCTGTTTGCACTTGTCCGTCCATTTTAATTGATCCTTCTTCCGGTGTGTAATCGTGTTGTACACATACCACTGCTTTGGTATCATCACAGTATTGTTCTAGTTCTTTAGCAGGTATTTTCCAAAGAAAGTCGCAATCACAGAACACTGCCCATCCTTTATAATTGTTTAGGTGTGGTACAAAAAATCTTGTAAATGTAAATTCTGTTGTAGCAAGTTTATCAGGTTCACGTGTATAGATACCTTGCTGTCGCATTTCATTTTGTTTCAATGGTTGTACTTCTGCTGACGGATCTCTTCTTTTAACGCTGTGTTCACATACTTGATAGGCTATGTCTTCTCTGCTGTCATGTCCTACGTATATTTTCATTTTCTTCCTGATAATAATTTGTGAATGTCTTCCCAATTATTTACTCTGGTAATTTCTGGATGATCAAAGTCTCGGTTATATTCGTGGTCGATTAATATGGGCTTTAAACCGTATTTGAGCCCGGCTAGTGCGTTCTTAGGCTTGTCCTCGACCCAATACAGCCCGGTGTTGTGAAACTCCGCTAATGCTGAATCTTTGTCTGCTCCTGTGCCTAGTATGTGGTAGTTTGTAAAAATATGTTCACCAAAAAGTTCTCCCATTCTTTTCTTACGCAAACACTGTGCTGGTATGTCTGATGTTTGAGATGTGATTGGAATAAATGTCCAACCCTCTGCGGCCAAAAGTTTTACCCATGTTTGTGAATCGGGCATTGGTCTCTGTGTGCCCATCCACGCACTTCTATTAAATTCTCTTATCTCTTTTCTGATTTCGGCAACTGTGATTCCAAATCGTTCAGCCATCTCATATGTGTTTTGTTTGTCTGCTAAAAGTTTGTGAGGATGATATCTTGCACCTCTCTCATCAAAAAGTGTCCGTTGCAACATCCACTTGGTGAAATGATGTTCCCATTCTAGTAGTACACCGTCTACGTCTGTAAGTATTATTCTATTATTTGATATCGGCATCTTCCATTCCTGCTACTCTCAATTTAACAATGTTTGTTATCTGCCATTGCTTTTGATCTAAACCTTTAGTGATGCCTAACCATTGGTTTCTTATCAATGCAAAGTCGTTTATAATTTTGTCCATGTCAACAACATCGTCCTCTCCGTCAACATACTTTTCTGCATCTCTGCTTGATAATGCTCGGTTGTAATTTTCAAGATATTTTCAAAAAGTTTTTGATCGTAATCTTCTTAATTCTATATTCAAATATTCTAATATTGCTTCTAACTGTTGAAGTTGGCTAAATCTTTCTTCTACTATTCCGGGTAGTGCGGCACTGGCTCTTTCCAAATTGCCATATATCTTGCATTGTTTTTTTGCTTCTAAAAGTTCTTTGTCAAAGTATGCAACACAGTCTGGAATTTTGTCTAGATTTCTACTTACTTCGTTGTACCAATTAATCATCGTCGCCGTATCCGTCTGATTCTTCTTCATCCTCGAACACAGTGTTAATGGCTTCTTCAAGTTTTGGATCGTATTCTGCTGATGCTTTTATTTCATCAACTTCAACACCGATGTCTTCTAGACTTTTAATAAAATCTATTGCACAGTCCAACTTTTGTCTTTCTGGAACATAATGCATAATGGCATTCCACAATCGTTCTATATCTTCGTGTGTGAAATCTATCATTTTATTCTTTTTCTTCTTCTATTAATTCATCAGGTGCAGTTTCTTTGAACTCCGCCATTATCATATCTAATTTATCACCAACCCATGCTTTTCTGAACTCTATGTGTTCCTTGCCTTTAGAATCTATGTATTTGAGTCTGTTACCCTGTTGTACAAGCAGGCCTTTTTTCTCAAACAGGTCCACAAGTCCACTGTATGGATCCATGCCGGTATCATATGGTATCTTGACTTGCACACCTTCAAAAGGTTTAGCATATCTTGTTTTCATAACTTTACAAGCCGCTCTGATACCTCTTACATCACTCACTTTGTTGCCTTTTTCATCTTCTTTTAATTTTAATTTTTTCATTGCGACAACAATACTTGACGCATAGATAAATCCTTGTCCGCCTGATATCTTGTCATCTGGATCAAACATATCTTGTGATGCGTATGTGTGGTTGGTTGCTATAAGTCCTACATTCCAACTACCAAACATATTGACACAGTTTCTTACAAGTGCCGTTAATGCCTTAGGTTTTCTACCCAAGTCGCCTTTCATGTCTCCCGCTTCAAACTGATTTACATCAGTTGGAGTAAGCATCATGCCCAGACTGTCAATAACGAATAGCACCTTAGGTGCACCCTCTTTGTTGTCTGCGTGTTGCTCTTTGTAACCTTTCATAAACTCTGAAACAGTTTTTGCCACATCGTCAACCATTGACATGCTTAATTTTAAAAGTTTGTCTTCTGATGTGTCCACTTTCAATGCTTGTAGCCACTGCTCGTCTAATGCGTTTTCAGTATCAATTAGTATTACAAATATACCTTGATCTTGTGCATTTTTAATAATGTTGCCTGATGCTATGTAAGATTTACCTGCACCAGACTCACCGGCAAGTACTGTTACTTTACCTAGGGGAATTCCTTTGTTGAAATCGCTTGTCATCAAATAGTTTAATGCATAGTTTCCTGTTGATATCCAATCAGTTGGATCACTGAATCCTATACCAAGTCCTTGAATTGATTTTGTGATACTTTTTCTAAATTTTGTTGCGTCAAACACTTTTGTCATTTTGTTTTCCTTATAATACTAACCAAATGATTATTGCCACAATCAACATCCATGCGGGTATTTGTTTGTACAATATCCATTCAACAGCCTTTTGTATTTTCTTTTTCATATTAATATATTACTACACAAGGCCTCAATAGTCAATATCAAGGCCTTGGTAAAATGTCAGATTATTTTGCTTGTCTTGATCTAATCAATTTCAAGATGTCCTCTGCTCTTTTGGCACTGTCACCTGCAGGAGCCGCCGGAGCCGCCGCTGTTGGTTGTGGTGCTGGAGCAGATTCAGTCACAGGAGCCGCTGTTTGAGCCGCTTCTGTTACAGGTGCCTGTGCAACAGGTGTTTGTGGTTTACCTTGATAAGCCACGCCTGCTGGTCTGAAGTACTGTCCGTATTGTTCAAGATCATAAGCCTCACCTTCAACAGATTTCTCAAATAATTCTTTAATTATTTTTACTTCTGCTTCAGTTGGTTCTTTTGGTCTGAAGTCATTCAGATTGTGTAATCCGTTTGATTCGATAGCCGCTCTTTCTGTTTCGTCTAGAGCTCTTTCTCTTCTTGACCATTTTGATGTTGAGTAGTCAGCATATCCACCTTTAGTTGTTTTAGTAATTCTAAAATCAACACCTTTTACATAATCAGTTGGCATTTCTTCCATCTCTGGATCCATCAATGCACTTCTAATGATGTTAAAGATCTGAGGTCCAATTATAAATCTTCTGATTGGATTCTCAGGTGTTGTGTCCTCTGCTAATGGGTTTGTTGTGACAAAACCTTGGAAAATGTAACTTTTCTTTTTCCAATATTTCCTGCCCATGTCTTCCATGCTCTTGTCTTTGAACCATGGTCTAACTTCTGTTAGAACTGGACAAGTCTTGCCATACATCTCCATGCATGGTACTTGTACCTGTACTGGTCTTGAATCAGTCTGACCTTTGATACCTGCGAAAGGTAGTTTGATCATGTTTCTTTCAGTCCAGAAAAACGTGTTGTTTGTGTCCTTATCTGGTAAGAACCTAACAACTGCTTCTGAGCCTTCTGATATGTTCCAGTGTGGGTAGATGGCGTTGTCTCCGCCTGTTGATGAAGTGGAGCGATTCACTTCTTGAGATTTTAACTTCGCTCTTATTTCAGCCAATGATGCCATAATGTAAGCCTCCTTTATTGTGCCTATGTTTGTTGTTGCCTAAATGTATATTAGACATATAGTACATAATATACAACTATATTTATCTAATGTCTAGTACTATTATTGGTAAAATTATGAGAGATTTGCTAAAGTCTTGATTCTGTCTAGTTCCGTGTTGATCGCTTCTGCTTCCGCCTGTGCTTGTTCTGGAACTTCCATTTCTTCTTCTGAGAAGAATTCTTCAAGTGGTAATCCTGCCATCTCTATGGCATCTTTTAATGTGTACTCGTCGTTGCCTACTTTGAATTTATCTCCCGCTTTCATGCCTGCCGCTTTGGCTTTTTGAACTGCCTGTGCAAACTGATTTCCTTCGTTTGTCTTGTCTGAGTATCCAGGTGTACCTGCTTTCATTCTTTTGTAAGCAGTTGTGTTCATCATTTTGTCTGCTTTGGTCACATCTAATTTGGTTGCGTTCTCTTTGTCCTTCTTTTCTATTTCAGGATCTTTTGGTCCTTGTGCATATTCGGTTGCTACTGATTCTGCCCACTCTTCAAACTCAACTGCTTCGCCTCTTGCTCTTTTGTCAAGTTTAGGATGTTTCTTAGGATTAAAATCTTCTGGATCCATTCGCACTTGTTTTTCGAATTCTGGATCTTTTTCCATTTTTTTGTAATCGTCAATATATCTTTTTGCTAATTGTATTGCTATTTTTTTGTTCTTCATGTAGTCAGGACTTGGTTTGAATGCGGCAGAGTTTTCTTGTTCCATTTCATCTGCTACTCTTGAAGCAAAGTTCGCCACCCTATCTTCCTCGCCTGATTTAGTTAATAATCTAGATGCTATGTCTGATAATATAGAACTTAACATTGTGTTCTTGTTTGTGAATTTTGTTACTTTCAACATTTTATCTGCACTGTCGTCTTTTCTTAAAACTAATTTTTGTTTTGGGTCTGTTAAAAATGATTGAACAACTGCGCCGTGATCTACTGGTGCTTGTACAGGTGCGTCAATTGGCTCTGCATCTGGCTCTAATTCGTTTACTTGTTCTGCTTCTTTGTTTGCTTCAAATTCACTCATAATTTTATTGATAATAGGAAAGGCATCTTCAACTCTGCTATCCAAATTTTTCATTGTAAATTTTTCTCTTAATTTGTTTACTGTTTCATCATCTAATATTTGTTCTTCTGAAGTTTTGAAATCTTTTGATGCCGATTCATAATGAGATTGTTTTGCAAGATTTCTCATGTATCCTCTTAAATTTTCTAATTTTAGTTTTGTTTGCTCTATGATATCACCTGCATTGTCGTTCAATTGGTCTTTGTTTGATGCATATCTTGAGAATGAATTCAATTTTGCTATGTCTTCTGATGTTGATACAATGTGTTGTCCAAATTCATCATGTGGTCTTCCACCGTTTGCAACATGCCTTTGCATCGCTCTAGCACCTGCTAGGTGTGTTAGTGGATATTTGAATCTCTCACCGTCTTCGTTTTCGATGTAGAGTGATTGTATCTGTCTTGATCTTGCACCTGGCACAGTCTCATCAACTTTGCCTTTGTGTCTGATTATTAATTTTGTTTTATCTAAATTTTCAAATGAACTTTTAGAAGTACCTGTAAGTCCTTCTGCAACTGGTGCCTTTTCAACACCCGCTAATTTAGTGATTCTGTTAAGTTCTTCCGACATTTCATCAGTATTTACCGTTTTGTTCGTATCTGCAAGATTTTCATAATCCTGCTTTGACAGGTTGTTTTTAGTGATATCTCTCACGTCAAACCCCAGTTGATGCTCAACTGCATAGTCTTTAAGCTCTTTTAAGAATGCATACCATTCGTCTCTGCTGTCTTCGTCTATCTTGTTCACTAGATCTCTATTATAGTATACTTTCATATTTTCACCATCTGCAAGACTTACGCTTACACTTCCAAAAGTGTCGGCATCCTCTTGAAATTCAAATTCAAAGAAAACAGCACCTGCAGGATCCGCCGTTGCGGCTCCGTTTTCATCGCCTAAACGGACGTTGGAAAATTGTGATCTAATCTTGTTGAATAGGTCTACAGAGTTTTTTGGATTCATATAGCGTATTTATTGTTTGTTTAGGTGTTTTCTACAATCCTCAAGATCAGGTATGTAATCTGCTAGGTTTGAGCTCCTGCTTCTATCAAGCACATCGTTATATTTGAAAAATTTACGTAATTTATCGCGGTCAAATGTGTTTTGATTTTTTGGATCCCCATAAAAATTATACAGATCATTCACAATGTTAGTGGTGCCACTTTCGTTGTGCCAATAGCATTTAGTTTGTTTGGCTTTTTTCATTGACTCAAATACCAAACGTCGATTTGGATGATTATATGGATCTAAAAGATTATTTTTGAATGTCGCCCATTGTAACTGGATAGGTGCGTACGGAAACTCCTTATCAAACATCTCCATGGTATCTCCTAGGGTGGCAACATTGTATATGCTTACTACTGATATTATATGAACTTTGTTTCCCTGTTTGTGAAATTTGTGTATGTTTTCTTTCTGCTTTTTATCTATGGTTTTCCATCTTTGATACTCGTTTACTTTACCTACACCGTCTACGCTTGTTGATATACACATGTTAGTAAATTGTCTACAAAGATCGTAGAACTTTGGTTTAATATTGACACTGTTAGTTTGCATATTGAATGTGAAATCTGTTTTCTTTTGTTTTATGCACTTTTCCATGAATCTATACACAGAAGTCATTACGGAAGGATCACCACCTGCTACGTAAATTCTTTTTATCGAGTCAACATCTACTCTATCAAATGTTGAATTTATTTTGAAAGCCGGAGTTTTTTCTATAAGCGAAAAAAATTCCTTATCATTTATTGTTTCATTTTCTTTTTCAATTAAATGGCTGTAATTTGAATTACACATTCTACACATAGCATTACATTTAGAACTGGGTCGTATTTCATAATACACAGGTTTTTTAATTTTTTTTAGATCATCTATGTTTTTAAGTTTTAGTCTTGCTATCCAATCAAAACTGTAATTCCAACGTTGATCTCGTATGCCTCTATCCTCGTATGCATGGCATTCACGACAATTTTGTATTCTTGTGCCTTTGAGCATTGCATGTCTTATCTTGTTATATTCTTTGTTTGTTTCCCAATTTTTTAAGTCTTTTATTTTTGCAACAGGCTCTTGCGATCTTCCACAAAGAGAAGTGTATTCACCATACCCGTCGTGCATCAATAACCATGGGTAAACACATATGCTTTTGTTTTTCTCATACATATCTGTCCAGTAATAAAGATATTTCATGTTTTCTTCATTTAGGATTTCAACGTCAATTCCTGAGTCTTTCAAGTCGTTCACAAGTTTAAACATTGCTAGGAATATTCTGTGGTCAGAAAATTTATCTTGATCTTGATCTAAAAGCACTACGCTATCAAATTTTTTGCTGTGTTTGATAATGTCTTGTGTAGACATTGATAATGGTCCAGTATGATAATATCCATTTTCTAGTTTAGATGTGTCGGAAGGAACCATTCCTCTGAATGTTGCATTCCGTTGTTTAGCAAGTTCGCTTGTAAGGTGATGCCCCCAAGCATGTCGAGACGAGTTATCTCCTAAGCACATTACGTTCATACTGTTAATTATTGTGCCTATCCGGTGAAAGAGCCAAAAATTGGCATTGGAGTAATTTCAGATGTCCTATCGGTCCATTTCTCAAATATTTTAGGATCAAAGTCAGCAAGTACTTTCATCATACGAGTCATAAGCAAACAACTACTTACAAGGTCGTCGTGCTGTCCTGGTTTGGCTTTGAAGCTCAATCCGGATGCCACAAAGTCTTTCATTTCTGATATCAGTAGTTGAGAATTAATTTTCATTTTGCCACCTTCTACAAGTTCTTTGAATTTTGTACATGCATCAATTTTATGCTTTGCGGTTGTGTTGAAACCTCTTCTAAATTTCCTTCTGTGTCCTTTACGTATTGGTTCGCTCAAAAACATACCCATTATATTTTCTTCACCTATGTCCATTACACGCATAAGAGCGGCTTCGCCTATTGTGTTGTTTTCCATGCTGTAGAATATTTGTGGTGTGGCACTAGAATCTCTTTCCATGATTGTGTCGTGTATGTGTTTGTTAATACCTTGCAGTATCCTCACCTGTTGATTCATTGGTGTCATGTTGTGATGCCATTCGCCTATCTGTTCGAAAGTAGGCAGTTCAAAAACCTGTATCGCGGCAAAGTCTCCTCCTGTACCCATGCTGGGATCTAATGATACCATGTATGTGTGTCCTGGTGTTGGACGTTTGAACCAACGCACTTGTCCGGTTGTTTCTACCGGTGCTGTACCTTCCATGTCGGCAAGTGTCAAACTTGATATCAATGTCTCATCAAATATCAAGAATTCACACTCGTGTTCCCTTCTAAATCTTTCCTCCCCTATTCTGGCACGTTCCGCATCGGCCCAAGCCTCGTCTCTGTCTGGGTGTTCTGACCAGTGTGCTTTCATGGCATAAAAACCGTTTGTGCCAATCACTTTGTCATTGCCGTATTCGTCAAATCTTTTGTTTGCTTCTTTCCAAATCATGGCAAACTGGTCTTCGTCTGAATTGGGTGTACTTGTTATCATACACTTACCACCTGTACTCAATGTTGGAGATAGTGATGTCCAAAATTCTTTCGCTTTTTCCGGCGGTTGCACGAAAGCAAACTCATCACAATATATTAATGTAAGTGACATACCCCTACCTGTGTTCTCAGTTGTAGTAGTTGCCATAATCTTTGAACCATTATCAAACTCTATTGAATTCCTGTTATATTGGTTCACACCTGCTTTGATCCATGCTGGCAACATCTCATAAGCATAACGCACCCTTGACATGATGTCTGATGCTCCTGCGTATTTGTGTGCGGCAATTAGAATTTGTGAGTCTGGCCTGAACATAGCATACCAAATGAGGAAGCCTGATGCACAGGTTGTTTTACCTGTTTGCCTTGGTAGCATAGCGATACTAAATCTGTGATTGTTGTAACTTTCTATCAATCTTTCTTGGTAGGGAAAAGGTTGAAAAGCCATCTCACCTTTTGTGGGGTGTTGTATCTTCATAAATTTCTTCATGAAGTATAAAGGACCTGTTTTAGGATCCATGCACTTTTCTAATTGTTCTACTTGTTCCTTAGAATATTTGTGCTTTTTATTGGCTTTTTTTACCTGGTCTGAATCTAAACTTACGTATGCCATAACGTAGTATTTAATGCTTGAAAGTGTGGAGGAAAACTAACTTATTTTTTCTCTTTGGCTTCTTTGTCTTTAACGGCTTTTTTCATTGGTTCTTTTTTATTGCCGTCTTTGTCCATATCTAAAAAATCAGGTTTTGCCGCTTCTTGGTAAGCCTTTTTGAAACTATCGTATTGCTCTCTTAGGCTGTTTGCAAGACTTTCCTCAGTCACTTGATCTTCTACTGCCATTGGATTGTCACCTGGATATTCTTTTTTATATTGAACTTTTTGTTTGTTAGCACCGCCTGAATGAACATTGACTAAAGTATCTATGTCTGATGTTTTTTCATCAGGTGTGTTAGAGAATGTTTCTTCCTGTTTTTCTTGATCAGGAGCAGTAACTACATCTCTCATTTTTGCCATGTCCATTGAACCCATTGCATCGTCATGTCCGTGGTCCATGTCTTGTTCAGGTTCTTGTGCACCAATCATTTTTGCATCAACCGGTTGTACACCTGCTAATTTTAAAATCTGCATCATCATACCTGCTTCTTGTGGAGTGTCTGCTGAAATTTGAATGTCTTCTTTTACAGTTTCTTTTTTTTCTTCTTTACCTGCTTTTTTATCATGGTATGCTTTTAGACCTGCTGGCATTTTTCCTTCCGTTGCTTCATCGTAGCCGTTCACTGAGTGCCAAAAACTTGCTAAACTTTCGCCATGTTTTTTAATAAATTCTTCTTTTGAAAGTTTCTCTGCCTCGTCATGTAGGTAGTCTTTCATTTTTCCTTCGTCAACTTTAGGATTTGTTCTTTCTACATTTTCCACAGCATCTTTAACTAATTCTGGTTTAGTCTCTGCTATTTCCTGTAACTTTTTTAATACGTCGATCATTTCCATAATTATTTTGCTCCTGCTGGGTGCGGATTACCTTTTAATGGACCATCATGCGCCGCTTTCACTGGTGATGGTTTGCCTTCTTCTTGTTTACTCTGTGCTTCTTGAGTTTTGTTGTCTGTACCTTTTTCAACTTGGTATCTATCTTCTTTGTCTTTCATTAACTCTTTAAGCAGACTCATGTTTGCCTGTGTTGAATGAAAATCTTCGCCTTTGACTTTAGGTGCGTCTTTGTATTCGATGTCCATAAGTTTGTTTACATATTCTGAATTTTTTGCAACCTGCATATTGTCTTGATACTCTTCAGTAGGTTCTCCAGGTTTTTTCACAACAATGTGAGTTTGTGGTACGTTCATATATGTACCTAAGTATTCTCTCAACTCTCTTACTGAAACTGGATAGTTTGTTGTTACGTCAAAAATTGTAACTTCTTCATTGCTCAACTGTGGAAAATCTAAAGGCAATGTCATAATAGGTGTCTTTTTTCCCGCTGACATTTTGGCTACTTCAAACTTTTGTAAAGCAGTTTCCATTTTGTTTGCGAAATCGTCCGCAATTTGTCCTGCAACCTTTATTTTGTAGTCATACGACTTTGCTGATTCTGTAAGGTACTGTGAGAATGTGCTCATATGCAATATTTAGTCTTTTTTAAGTAGTTTCTTCATCAATTCGTTACGATCAGATATTACAAAACCCTCAGATTCTTGCACTGCTGGGCCGTCTTTGTTGCCCTGATCTATCTTTTGCTTTTTAAGTTGTAATTCTATCATTTTGAGCTTCTTGTCTATTTTGCCGCTTTTAGCATCTATGGCATTTCTAAGGAAATTGCCAGCAACTTCAAAGATCCTGCCCGAGTAACGTGAGTCTACATTCATACCCAGATCCATTAGATTCTTGTAACTTTCTTCTGCTTCTATGGCCAGTTTGTCCAACTCTAAATCTGACAGTTCTCCCAACCCTTTTACTTGTGGTAATGCGGCCGCAACCTTGTCAAATTCTGCATAACTTTTTTCTAAGTTTTTTCGCGTCTGCGGATCAACATTTTTCATGACTTCTTTTGTTTGATCTTTGTTGGCTTTGGCTTGTTCTTTTTTATCTACCTCTTTAAATGCTTCTTTTACATTAGGTAAATTAAGAATATCTTCTAACTTTTTTGTCATGTCTACGTTTACTTACGTTTTCCGTTATGGAACAACTGTTCTTCTGACACCACACGGAAACCAATTTTTCTTTGTTTGGCGTATGCACCAGCGGCCTCCCATTTTGCATGGTTAATTACCACTTGTTTCTTTTTTCCCATGCTCTTGCCTGCTTTTTCCATAGTGGTTTGTGCCATTGGTTTTACTTCTATCATCTCCGCATGTTTACGACCATTTTTGTCCATGTATATGATAAAAAAATCTGGGACGTACACAGTATATTTTCCTGTGAAAGGATGCCTGTAAGGTATTTTGATTGATTCACTAGCCCATTGATAAACATTTGGATGTTCGTCACATAATCTCATAAACGAATGTTCCCAACTTGATCTATAAGTCGGCGTCTTTGTGCCAACATATTTTTCTTGGTTTTTTGGTGAGAACTTACCTCTTGCAAATCTCGGCAACATTATACAATTCCTCCTACAATGTGTAGTCTATCTTCATTATCTCTTGAACCATTTAACGCTGTGTGCATCTTAGTGGTATCGACTACATAATAATTACCATCTGCAGGCAAATGTCTAAGTTGTCTGTTTTCTACGATGAAGCAACTTTCATTTGTTATTACCGGTATGTGTATCCTTTTTGAAAAATCATAATGATATGTATAGCATTCTCTAGGTTTTAATATCATTAGTCTTGTTCTAAACATTTTTAATTCTGCCATTATTGAATTGATATATGGTATATCAAATATCGGAACCACAAAATCTGTTTCTTTATATTTTTCTATTTTGTTTATAGTACCAACGCTTAGGAATGGGTCGAGATTATCTTTGGTGCCTTGCAAACCTATCTGTGAAATATTAGTCATGTCAGGCAAAGTCTGTAATTCTTTTTTTATTTTTTCTAAATCTAAGGACATATTGTTAAATCTTTGATCCTATGAGGTTGTTTAAGTACCCAGTCAATTACAGAAACACAATATTCTATACTCATCTTATCCGCCTTCACAGATTGAACTCTTGGTGAATCAAAGTAACCAAATCTAATTATCGTTGTGCTTACACCTTGATAAAAGAGTTGCTCGTTGGCTTTATCTAAAGCAGATTTTTCTATTTGATATCTGTGTGGTTTTGCTTTGTCTTGATCCGGACTATTAGACCCAATATTGATAATTCTTTTTTTTAGTTCTGCGGCTTTGTAAAGCAAATTTACTTGTTCGAATCCATCGTGCTTACAATTAATAAAAATATCGCAGTCTTCGAGAGTATCTACAGAATTATATTTTTCATGTAGTGCTTTTCCTAGACCACGCCTTGTGCCCGTAATATAATATTTGTTTAGCATAGACTAATCTATGATGTTCCGAGATACAGTTTCTGTGGTGGTAAGTGTTTGTCTAACACCTAACCTACTTGATTTGTATCTGTTGGCGTTTAGAATTATTGTTATGATTTCCGATAATTTTGCATCATCTACGTTTGCTAATTTGTCTAATATTTCTCTTGATGATACGCCATCAATTTTAGCCTGTGACATTATAATATAAGAAATGGATTCTGCTGATGCTCTTTTAAATCCTCTGTTTACAAAATATGCGATTGTGGCATCGTATTCGCCGGCGTTGAACTGATATTCTGTCTCGTATGCAGTTGTTGTTAGTTTATCGATAGTTTTTTGTAAATCGTCTTTATCTTTTGGTGGTAGATTTGTGTAAAACTCCGGCATTATAATCCTACTTTCTCAGTTACTATTGTAACATCATTTGTTGCTCTTTCTATTTTTATATAACCTTCACTGACAAGTTTTCTAATATCTGTAATTGCTTTGTTTCTGTACACTGTTTTAGTTGTTGCGGTACTGTTGGTGTATTCCACATCTGATTCAGCAATAGTTAGGTCTTTCCTTGATCCAATATCTTTGTAATAAATTCCAGATGCAATTTCGTCCTTTAGTGTTTCGTTGTTGCTGATCAAATTATATGATTCGTCGGGTGACAAAATATTTGTATAATCTTGAACGGGGTTGGTTATTACTTTGGTATTGCTTTTATTTTTATTGTCACTTGTACCTTTTGCTGTGGCTATAATAGTGCCCGCGGCAATTACTGATCCAACACTGAATCCTTGAACTGGATTAGTTACTGTGCCTGCTTGTTTTCCAACTTCTAAAACTCCTTTTTTAACAATGCCTTTTAATTCTTCCTTGGCATCTTTCTTTTTAATTTTTTTTGCATTGTTGTATGTGTTAGATGCGGCAAGTATTGCACCTAAAATATTTCCCGACTGTACGTTTCTAATAACTGATCCAACTCCGTCTACAACTCCGCCAGGGCCAAATATACTGTTTGTACCACCACCCAAGACTGTGAGAGGACTTGGTTCTTGATCGTAGTTAATTGTGGCAAAACCAGGCACACTATTTCTGTTTATTATTCCTGATTTATATATTACTGTTTCGTAAAGTATCTGCATTGTATTTGCTAAAATACCTGCACCATCGGCTTGATCTAAATTATCATGTGCAAATGAACCTATCACTGGATTTACTAATGTCATTGATGTAAATCTCTGTTTGTGTAGCACAAAAATTTCAACACTTTTTAGGTAAGGTTTTTGCCTTTCTTTTGGCGTGTCCATTCCAAATTTTGTTGTTCTTCTTTGTTTGATGCCATCGTAGTAGTCATCCTTTGTATTCGATATTGTAAGATCGTTGTTCATTCCAACCGAATCTGCTATGTTGTATTCGTAATACTTTTTCCAGAATGCGTTGACTGTGTCGGCATGATCGTCATGAAAAGTAATATTCACAGGATCATAAGCAATACGTGTTGCCGCATACATTTTTTTATTGTATTGTATTTTTTCTTCATAACTCATATTATATTTTGGCAGGTCACAACTTTTTACCAACATGTTAAGTTGATATCTTTCGCTGGCGTTGAACCCGTTATAAAATAAAGTTTCGTCTGTGTTAAAAACCACGTGGAAAAGAAACTTCTGTTTCGGCATCAACTTGTAGTTGTCGTCTAAGTACAATCGTGATGCGTGTCGGAAATCTTTCATTCCCGGCAAACCGTCTTGGAAACCTTTTAAGAAGTTGTTTATCTTTGGCATACTGTTATTTATAGCCACAAAAAAAGCGCCATATAAAGGCGCTTTTGATGTTTATAATTGCTAACTTAATTTTTATTAACCACCTGTACTTAATGTACCGATAGTTCTTGCAACTGCTGTTCCTATTCCAGTTCCTGTCGGAGTTTGGATTGCGTTGTCATATCTTACTGACATTGTTATAGTTGCTGGGTCTGAAGTTGCGTATGCTAAGGTGTTGTAGTTTACGTTTTCAACGTATGCACCATATAGTTCGAAAGTTTCTAATACATTCGGTGAACTTGCTCCATTACCACCATCTAACATTTCAATTCTTGCTGTGAATTTGTAATCAATACCAGAAGCCGCACTTGACTGCTCAAAGAAGTCAAATTGTTTCTGGATCTGTTCACCAACCAGTTTAGTAACTGAGTTGTTAACATCATCTCTTAAATTAATTGTTATTGGATCCCAAGTGTGTTTACCTGCAACATAGACTTTAGAGTTGTAAACGTCTAATGTCACGTTGTCAAAAGTTAAGTTTGGTCTTGTAACGTCAATTACTTGTTTTGTTAACTCTGATCTTGGTGTCGATACTCCAAAATTTTCCAGGATACATCTAAAACGATATTGTAGTTTTGGCATCAATAAACCTTGTGATGCTGAACTCTGATCGTTTGCTAGTGGTACTGTAAATTTTGATAAAGTTGATATTGCCATCTGTTTCTCCTATTTATTCAAAATTAGTTCCCTAACTTTGCAATTTCTCCTGTGTTTTTGATTCTCAACGGTATGTAGATGAATTCAACTGATTTAATTGGTTCAATTGCTATGTCTACATAAAGTTCGT